GCGGGGCAGTTGGCGTTTGCTACGGTGCCTGCGACGACGCCTGCTGGGTCTACGGGTCAGGTGCAGATCAATAACGCTGGTGCGTTTGGTGCTGTGGCGTCTGGAACTAGCGGTCAGTACCTCACGTCTGGGGGCGCTGGTAATCCGCCGACGTGGAACACGCCTAACTTCGTCCCGGGGGCCTTTGGGCAGTTCTCGGTGGCTGGTTTGACCAATAATAATGGTAACTTTTTAGCCGCTTCTCCATCAGACATGTTGTCAGCTGGAGGTTTTGCTGGCGCGCAAGTCATAACATATACCGGCACAAGCTTAATCGGTGCAACTTCAATCTTTTATTCCTCATATTACGGCTGCTGGTTTTGCGCTGGGTTTGAAGCTATTGCCACAACTCAATACGGCGTTTACTCTTCTAAAAATGGCCTTAATTGGTCATTGGCGCTGATGAATTTCAGAGGTAAGGCTGGAGCTAGCTCCACCGAAACTGTCGAAAAAATCGCAGTGGACGATAGCAATGGTGCGCTTGTTGTAACTACATTTGATAATACAAATCTTCAGGTTGGCCTATATGTAAGCGCAGGGACAAATTGGAGTAGTTTTACAAAAACCGCGATAAATTACTCAAGCTCAGGATCTGTTTTTGATTTGCTGTACATTGATACAGGGACAGTAGGCACATCCGCTACAGTTGCTATTGTTTCTATTGACTCGGTTATCTCGTTGAGAACTTGCTCCGCTGGGGCAACGTCGTGGACGACGCGCGTCGCTTCTGGAGTTGGAAGTACTTTAATCCAATATAACAGGGCGTCTGGATTCGCGTTTACTGTTAGTAACACATCTACTGCGACATATTTTACGAATAATAATGCGCAGACAGGATGGACTAATAACACTTCAACTGGCGTTACGTTCAATCAAGTTGCATTCGCAGCGTCGAACGGCGTGATGGCGGCTACAACAACAGCAACGGCTGACACGCTTGCCTACTCTACAACCGGTAGCGGTTCGTGGACATCTGTAACGAGCTTCGCTGGTGGGAATACTGTTTACACCCTTATCCATAATGGGTCTGTATGGATCGCATTAACTGCTGGTGGTCTTTATTATAACACAAACGCATTGCCAACTGGGGCTTGGACTCGCGCTGCGGCCAGTGGTGCAATCCGATTGAATTCGTTTAATATGCGCCAGCGCTATATCTAAGGAATAACCCATGCCAACAACCATCAACGCAAGCAACACAACTGGCGGCGCGGTAGTCACTGGCGACGGCTCTGGCATTCTGGAGCTTCAGTCTGGCGGGGTTACGGGGCTGACGGTTAACGGTGCGAACGTCACTGTGGCGGGGACGCTGACGGCGACGGGCGGGATCCCGGCGAACACCTTGACGGGAACACTTGGGGCGGCAAACGGTGGCACTGGCCTATCTTCGCCGGGTTCTGCGGGCAATGTCCTGACCAGCAACGGAACAGGATGGGTATCCTCAGCAATCGGAGTGTATACAGAATTTCTAAACCGCTCGACGGATGTTACCCTCACAGCTGCAAACGTCGGCAAAGTCGTTGTGGATCCAACTGTGTCGATTATGATCCAGCTTCCGAATGCGACAACGCTTACAGAAGGCAAAACCTTCGAAATCACAAATATAAGCGAACAGAACAATATGTTCGTAAGGAGCAGCGACGGAACGTATCAGGCGTTTGTTGCTGCTGGGGAAACAGTAAATATCACAGCCGAAAGCGTTTCGACTGCTGCGGGCGTTTGGGTGGCCGACAACCCCAATTATGGCTTTAGCAGCCCAGTTTCATTTGGGTTTACTAGCAGTGCAGTTTCTCAGGTTAACGCGCAAAACAGCGTAACAGCTGCTATTAGCGCGACAAAAATGATCCGAATTATTTATGGTTCGTCTTCAACAAATGGCGTGACGGCTACGATTATAACTAAAAGTGGGGCTAACATCACAAAGGGGGCCCCGCAGTATATATTTAATTTCACTCAAAACAGCGCCCGTATCGGCGTAATCAATGTCGTTATGACTAGCGCTACAACTGGCATTATTACGACTTTTAACGGATCTAGTGGCGGCGCTGTTGGGGCCATCAATCTCTATACATTTTCGCTTGATGGAAATGATAATATCCAGATTACGGGTGGGACTTCCATTGATGCCAATTCGTCCGTTTCTAACGCGAATAGCATCGCAATAACGACGCTGTCTTCGACCTATGCAGTTGTAATGTATCATGCCAGCGGGTTTTTATATTCTAGGGTTTTAACTCTTTCCGGCGGCCTGATAACGGCTGTAGGTAATATAACCTCAGTTCCGTGGGCTGGTGGCGCAGCATCGTCTGTAACTCAGTTCCCACAACTCATCGCGCTGTCATCGACTAAAGTCGTTGCGGCATATGTGAATAGCCCCGGCCTAGAAGTAGGTATTGTAGTAGGCGATTTATCTGGAACCCAGATTAACTGGGGAACGGAAGTCAGTCCATTTACTACAGGCTCTAACGGCTTTCAGTTCTCTCTTTGCCGACTTTCGGCAACTGAATTCATTTTTGCTATGACGGATAACTCAGTTATCCGTGCGTATTATGGAAGCGTAAGTGGCACTACTATTACCCTTGGCGCTCAGAACTCACATACTCCAAGCGGTTCTACGCTGTATAGCTGTGCAACATATCCAATCAGCAGTACAGCTGCGGTTGTTGTTTGGTATGACACCAACGCTTCATTCAACAAGCCTTACGCAGCGGTTTATACAAAATCTGGGACAAGTTTGGTTAAGGGTACCACTTATACGATTGCGAACAACCCAACGCCGTTGTCTACTAGCCCAGCTCCTTTTTCGCTGAAAGGATTTGTTGCGTTCGATCCAATTCAGCAGCCATCAACTGATCTGTATATGGATTATACAAGCACTAACTATGTGTTTGCCGTACCCATGTCGGTGAGTGGAACGGTCATCACGCCCGGAACCGGGCTGCTAGTAACTGAAGAGAATGTGCAAGTTTCTTCTGGCTTTCCTGCGATTTGCACGTTGTCTAAGACGCGCGCGCTTGCATTTGTACCATTCAATATGATGTCAGATGGGACGGTTGGTTCTCGTTTATATTTGATTGATACATCTGGGGCGCGCCCAGTTGTACTGAATACATCGACTACCATTGGAACCGCGTCTATATTTTGTGCGACACCGTTGTCGCCGACACGGGCGCTTATTGCCTACTCTACAAGTCCTAACCTAGCAGGTACAATTAGGACTTTAGACATTACTGGTGATACTTTTACCTTTAATACGTCTATTACTAGCGCTTCATTAATTGGTGTTCGGCCTGCGCTTTGCAGAATTAGTTCTACAAAAGCGATGATGTATGTATCTAATTCATCAACGGATCATCGTATCTACAACATTGCGATTAGTGGCACTACGCTGACGGAAAGCCCGTCGTATGTGTCCACGAGTGATGCCGCAGCGCAGTCCAGCACAAGCCGCCGGATATTGTTTAATCTAGGAACCATCGGGTATTTTTATTCAGTTCAATCCGGCACCCTTGGGTATATTCAACAATTTAACGTTTCCGGAACAAGCCCGACAAATTTGTCGTCAGGAACAAATACGGTATCTGCCAACAACCAAATTCTCTATAGCGCTCTTCTCGGCCCCGGTACCTATGTTGGTATGGGTAGCACTGGCGGTAGTGGCTCGCTTGGTTCGATTTCGTATTCTGGACCAGATGCCAATATACGAACAATAGGCTCAGTTAGTGCTGATAATTTTAATGCAACGGGAATTACCCTTCCGTTTAACCAAAACTCAGTCATGGTTATCGGAAACAACATGGGTTATTTTGGCAAGGCAACCGTAACACCATCAACGGCTACGTTTTCCGAAAACCCCACAATTTTGGGCCCAACAAAATCTTTTGCCCCCAGTCTATCCATGCACTGCAACATCCAAGATTGGGTCGAGAGTGATAACTTCGTTCCTAATAGCGATAAAATTCTATTCTTTGGCCGTAATGCTTCAAATCTCCGCATGGAACTCTACCATGTATTTGACAAAGGAGCCGCTCAATGAGCAGCCTAATTGACAAAAACTTTGTGATTGCGGTGGGCGATATTGAAGAAACGCCTGACGCATACATGGTGAACGATACGGTTATCTCCAAAACCATCGCACCGGATGCGTTGCTTATCGAGGCAGAGCCACCCCATGCATCCGATAATGGGTGGCTGTATGTTGATGGTTCCTTTGTCGAAAAGGAACCTGTCCCTGCATTTATTGACTACGAAGGGCAAGAGCAGAACCGCAAGACGCGCAATAGTCTTTTAAGTGGGTCTGATTGGACGCAACTTGCTGACGTTCCGCTCACGGAGGATTGCAAGACAGCTTTTGCAGCTTATCGCCAAGAACTTCGTGGCGTTGACTTGCTCAACCCTGTATGGCCTGTTGCGCCTGCTGAAGAATGGGTGGATAAACCATAAATGCTCGTACCCGTTAACGTAAGATCAGAGGCCGGCATCAAGCGCGACGGCACGAAGTTCGAGGGGAACTTCTACGTTGACGGGCAGTGGGTCCGCTTTCAGCGCGGGCTGCCGCGTAAGATCGGTGGCTATCGGCAGATCAGCAATTACGCTGAGGGCATTGTGCGGCAGTTCCACCTGCAGGCGCAGAATAACTTCACCTATACGCACATGGGTCACGGCACTGGCGTGCAGCGCATGACTATCGATAACGTCGGCAACACCAGCTCCGTGACGGATCGTACACCCACGACGTACACGGGCGGCGAAGGATTCATGTGGCAGTTCGACGCACTCTATGACGGCGCTGGCAGCTCGACTGTGCTGATCGCCCATGCCGCGAACTCGGCAAACGACATCTCAACCAGCAGCGTTTATCCGGCTTACATCGGCAACATTTACGATACGGCTCCCCTGACGCAGATCCCGACACCGGGCGTGTCTGGCGGCGTGGTGGTGCTTCACCCGTATCTGTTTATGTTTTCGTCGAACGGTTATGTTAAATGGTCCGACGCGAACGATCCGACGAACTTCACGACTGGGGATGCGGGCGATGCGTTCATCGCTTCCTCGAAGATCGTCAAGGGCCTGCCGCTGCGTGGCGGTGGTCAGAACCCGGCAGGGCTTCTCTGGACGCTGGATAGCCTGATTCGCGTCTATTACACGGGTGGCACGGACGTATTCGCGTTCGACACGATCAGCTCGTCGTCATCGATCATCGCGGTTAACAGCGTGATTGAGTATGACGGGATTTACTTCTGGGTCGGTGATGGCCGCTTCATGATGTACAACGGCGTCGTTCGCGAAGTCGTGAACAACATGAACATCAATTATTTCTTTGAAGGGCTGAACAAGCCGTATGCGAATAAGATCTTCGCGTATAAAGTTCCGCGCTTCGGTGAGATCTGGTGGTGCTATCCGCGTGGCGAGGCCACAGAATGCACGCACGCCGTGATCTATAACTTCCGCGAGAACACATGGTACGACACTGAGCTGCCGAATCTGGGCCGCTCTGCGGGGATTTACTCAGGCTCGCTGCAGGATCCGATACTTGCCGGCATCGATCCGATCAGCCCGGGTATCCCTGACACGCGCATCACGCAGGCGAACGATACGCGCATCACGGAAGACAATAACACCCGCGTCGTCAGTAATGGCCCGACGCGCTATAAGATCTGGCAGCATGAGTTTGGTGTCGATGAGATCGACGGCGCGCAGCTCAATGCGGTTGAGAGCTACTTTGAGACTGGCGATATTGCCCTGATCATCTCCGATCCGCCGAAGAATAAGTCCATTCACGTTGAGATGATCGAGCCTGACTTCGTGCAGTCTGGTGATATGACGGCGCAGGTAACGGGCCGCATCAACGCCCGTGCGCCTGAAGTCCCCGGCCCAATCCGCACGTTCCCGGCTGTGGCTACCGAGAAGTACGAGCAGCAGGTGTTCTTCAAGGAGCAGCGCCGCGAGCTTCGCTTTAAGTTCTCATCGAACACGGTTGGCGGGGACTACCAGATGGGTCAGGTCATCGCCCACATTGAAGCGGCGGATGGCCGCTACCAGTCATGAGTAAGGTTCGCACTACCACGATTGACCCTCGCGTTGTCGACAATGTTGTCGAATGGGCGGACTATATGTTCCCGTCAATCGAGGATTTTGGCGTTGCTGTGCGCCTTATGGACGAAAGAGATTGGAAAGATTGGGCTTCTGGGTTATCAACCATCGCGTCACTCGCCGGTCTGGGGGTTCCAAGCGCATACCAGTTTGACGATTGGCGTGAGTGGGCGATGCGTTTTAACGACGTAATTAGTCAGGGGTCTTAAGATGGTAGCTCTTGCAGGCATTGGTGGAGAAGAGCGTTACTGGGTCCACGTCCCTGCACGTAAGCCCCGTGCTTACAAGGATGGCGGCCTCGTCGCCGCTGCCAAAGCAGCCAAAGGCTCCCCTGCTGCAAACATGGCTGGCGACAGCGAGCTGATCCACGTCAACAAGTATGAGCTGCAACAGCTCCGTGAGATGTGGGGTGAGCCGGCGATCAACCCTGAGACTGGTTTGCCGGCGTTTGGTTTCTTCAAGACGCTTGGCAAGATCGTAAAGGGCGTCGCCAAGATCGGCGCTACGGTTATGCTCACGCCGGTTCTTGGCCCTGTCGGCGCTGCTGCTGCGGTGAATGCTGTCGATACGGCTATCAGCGGCGGTGATCTCGGCGACATCGTCAAGAGCGCTGGTTTTGCTGCTGCGACGGCTGGGGCAGGCCAGCTTGGCGCTAAGTTTGCACCTGATATTGGTATCTCGAAAGAGCTTGGTCAGGCAGTTGGTGCCGGCCTTGGGGCAACTGGCGCAGGTTTAGTAACTGGCCAAAGCCTTGAGCAAGCCCTGACTGGCGGCGCAATGGCTGGTATTGGCACCTACGGTACGAATCGCTTACTTAGCGGGGCTATCCAAGACAACACCTTGGGCATTGGCGACATCTATAAGGGCCTGACAAACGTTGGCTATGATATTTCAAACGCCACTGGGATCAGGCTTGGTGGCGGCAACTATGGGGTCAGCAACAGCTCATACCCTGACGAAATTATGGTCACGGCACCTAAGGGGGCCACGCTAACATATACGGGATCACCTGACATTGGTCCTGTGACGAGCCAAAGCACATTGCCATCTGGCGAGCGTCAGGTTGTTGATGAGAACGGCAACATCATCGTAACTGCCGGCAATACGAATCTGACGCTTGGCCCCGGAATTCCGAAGGTCACCGCTGGTGAAATTTCTGGAATCGGAAATGAAGCCTTAGGTCAGGATATGGACGTAACTCAGGATGAGGAAGGCACCATTTTCGTAAATGGCACGCCCCTTACCAATCTGACGGTAACTCCCGGGTCGAATACCATTACCACCAAGCAGAATGACACGACGCTTCCTAAGGACGATGAGATCATCGTAACAGCTAGGGAGTCGACGAATCTCTTCCCGTCTACTGGTTCGACCACAACGACGAAGGAAGATGTCAGCGTCATCAATCCTTATGGGGATATTACCCCAGTTTATGAAACCCCGACGACAACCACGACGACAACGACGGAAGTACCGAATCTCGTCCCGACTGGCGGCACGTATACCTACACTCCGATCCGTCGTGGCCTCGCGAACATCGGCTTCGATCCGTTCTCTTATGGTCAGGCAAGCGGAAATCAGCCGGGTGAATTCCTGTTTTTCACGGAAAACGGCGCGCCATTTGGCATCTCTGGTGCATATAACGGTCCGACGACGGGTATTCCGATCAATCGTGGCGGCACGACTGGCGGTGGCACAACAGGCGGCACAACAGGCGGCACAACAGGTGGCACGACGGGTGGCACGACGGGCGGCACAACAGGCGGAACGACGGGCGGCGGTTCAGGATCGACGTTTACGCAGATTGCCAGCCCAGCTGAGCAGGCTCGACTCGCTGAGATCGACCGTATCATGGCGGCGGCAAAAGCAGCGCCGACAGCGGCTGAGGCGCGTTCAATTCTGCCGGGCGTTTATTTCGACATCGATGAGGCAACCGCGAATGCGATTGGCAAGCCTGATTTGGTAGGCACTCAGATGTCGATGCGTGACTTGCAGATGGCCAAGATGGCAGCTGATGAAGCGGCGCGTCAGGCCACGATTTCCGCTATCCCGACGCAGGTGCAAGCCGTTCGCGCCGCACCAGCTCCGGGCATGACGGCTCAGTCCTATTACATGGATTACGTCACGCCGTTGGCGAACTCTTACTTCAGCACTGGCAAGCTCGACGCGGCTGGCGCTCGTGGTTTGCAGCAGGCTGTCGAGCCGTTCATTGCCAAGAATGATCTATCTGGCGCACAGAATGCGGTGAACACATACCTCACGGCTGGCGGCCTTGCTCCCGCAATGGCAGAGGGTGGCGAAGTCGAAGATGATATGGTAAGCCACCTCATGGCTTATCGTCAGGGCGGTGGTCACAATGGCCCGGGTCGCGTTAAGGGTATCGGCAGCGGTCAGGAAGATAAGATTCCGGCATGGCTTTCGGACGGTGAATATGTCTGGAGTGCGCAAGACGTTGCGGATCTTGGTGACGGTTCAACCGACGAAGGTGTGCGGCGTCTTGACAAGATGCGCCAGATGGTGCGCAAACAGGCAGGGCGTAAGGACGTGAAGAAAATTGCGAAGCCTCAGCGTGGCATTGAAGATATGCTGAAGGCAGTCGGAGGTGCAGTGTAATGGCGACGCAGACTACCCAGACACAGACCGTTCTTCCTGAATGGTATACTCAATACGCCAAGGATCTCCTTGGCCGGGCAACTGCCGCCACTAACCAGCCCTACATGGCCTATAGCGCACCGCGCATTGCTGGCTTCCAGCCCGAACAAGAAGAGGCGTTCGGCACTTATAAGTCAACGATGGGCTCGTATCAGCCGTATATTAACGTGGCTTCCGCTCAGCTTGGTCGCGGCACCGGCTCGTTCACAGATCCGGGCGTCGCTGGCCGTTACATGAATCCGTACATTCAGAACGTCGTGTCGGGTATCGGCGCGATGGCTGGCCGCAATCTTTACGAAAACATTCTGCCTCAGATCAACCGCACCTTTATCGGTGGCGGCACATTCGGTGGTTCACGCAGCGCAGAATTCACGCAGCGCGCGATCCGCGACACGCAGGCTCAGGCCCTCGCAAAGCAAATGGAGGCACTGACTGAGGGTTATAAGACCGCTGCTGACCTCTACGGTACGGAAGCAAGCCGCGCGCTTACAGGCGCTGGTCAGTTTGCTTCTCTCGGCGAGCAAGAGCAGCAACAGCGCCTGCGCGAATTGGCTGGCCTCGAGGCTATTGGCGCTAAGCGTCAGGATCTGGCGCAGACATCTGCCAATCTGGCCTATGAAGACTTCCAGCGTCAGCGGGATTATCCGCTGTATCAGGTGCAACAGCTCGCAGGTATCGGTGGCGTCCCGTCAGCAAGCGGCGTGGGCGGAACTGTTACACGCACTGAGCCGGGTACGTCTGGCCTGTCGTCGGCCCTCAGCACGGCTGGCAGTATTGTCGGCGCGCTGGGTTCGACTGGCGCATTTGGTAAGACGGGCTGGCTGACTGGTCTGTTTAAGGCTGAGGGCGGCAAGGTTGAAAGCCCCGTCAAGGACGGCAAGCGCAACCTTAAGAGTCCGATGCACGG